ACTATCTTTAATGCAGCAGGAAAATTAGACGAACTAGATATTCCTGCGGACGATAGATATTGTGCGGTAGCACCAGCTACTTACTACAACCTAATTCAAGGTACAACAGTTATCAATAGAGATTGGGGTGGAAATGGTAGTTATAGTGATGGTAAAGTATTAAAAGTTGCAGGAATAAATATTGTTCCTACAAACAATCTTCCATCAACTAATATATCATCTGGTGTTGCACAGGGTTCGGACGCTTCTCTTGCAGGGAACTTCTCGAATACTGTCGGTTTAGTATGGCATAAGTCTTGTGCGGGTACAGTTAAACTATTAGACCTTTCTACTGAAATGGAATACGACATGAGAAGACAAGGTACTCTAATGGTTGCTAAATACGCAATGGGACATGGTATATTAAGACCTGAAGCAGCAATCGAAGTTAAGAAAGCATAATCATTATTGGTTATTGCTTATTTGGAGGGGGCGAGAAATCGCCCTCTCTATTTTTTCATTTATAATATTATGGCAACAGTTTTAAGTAAATTAGAAGCCGTTAATCTAATGATGACGGCAATTGGCGAAACACCAGTTAACTCAATAACATCTTCAACAACAACAGATGTATCAATCGCTATTCAAATTTTGGATAATGTTTCAAGAGAAGTCCAAAGTGTAGGGTGGCATTTCAATTCAGATACTAATTATAAATTAGTACCCAATTCAAGTAATCAAATAGAACTTCCCACAAATTGTTTAAAAATAGATACGACTCATAATTCTGGTCATTTAGATTTTACAGAACGTGCTAGAAAATTATGGGATAGAAAAAATCATACTTATACTATTACAGAAGAAAAAGTTTATGTGGCGATTGTTTGGTTATTAAATTTTGACGAATTACCTGAAGTTGCAAGAAGATATCTTGCAGTTAGATCAGCTAGAATTTTTCAAGATAGAATGTTGTCTTCTGAAAGTCTTCACAAATTCCATCAAGAAGATGAATTACAAGCATTAGCAATGCTTAAAGAAGCTGAAGGAGATAATAGAGATCATACTATATTTGATAACTACGATACATTTAGAGTTATTGATAGAAAAGGTTATCAACCCGAATACTCGTCCCTAATGGACGGAGATTTAAAGAGTTAATGAATGGCAAGGTTAATATCAGCTTCAATACAGAATTTGTTGAATGGAATATCCCAACAACCTGATAGTGTCAGATTAGATAATCAAGGTGCAATACAAGAAAATGCTTTATCAGATGTTGTATATGGATTAGGTAAAAGACCACCAACAGAACATATAGCAAAATTAAATACAGATACTACAACAAACAGAAAATTTCATTTAATTAATAGAGATACAAACGAACAATATGTAGTATTAATTGATAATGGTGCATTAAAAGCATACGATTTAGCGGGAAATGCAAAAACAGTAGTTACCCCTGATGGTACTTCATATTTAAATTCTACAAATCCACAAGCAGATTTTCAATTAATAACAGTTGCAGATTTTACTTTTATTATTAACAAACAAAAAGTAGTAGCCAAATCAGGATCAACAGCAACTTCTCGACCTGACGAGGCAATATATTATGTAAAAAATGGTCAATACAAAACTACATATAAAATTAATATAGATGGTTCTGAAGTTGCAAATTATGAAACATTAGATAATTCTAATTCTAGCAATGCTTCTTCCATTACAACAGATAATATTGCAACAGAATTATATAATGATTTAAACTCAAATCTTTCGGGTTACACAATTGTTAGAGACGGATCAATTATTTATGTCTCTAAAAATAGTGGAACATTTACTTCTTCTGTAAGTGATGGTTTAGGTGGTGATGGATTAATACAATTAAAAGATAAAACAGGAAGTTTTTCTGATTTACCTTACAAAGGTTATTTAAATTTTGAAATAGAAGTAACTGGAGATAAAGGAACTGAATACGATAACTATTTTGTTAAATGGGACGGAAACGCTTGGGTAGAAACAGTTAAAGATGGATTAGATAATTCATTTGATACTTCTACTATGCCTCATTTATTAATAAGAACTGCTGATGGAAACTTTCGTTTTTGTAAAGCAGATGGATCTTCTTATACAATTGGCAGCATAAGTTATGATGAGCCAAGTTGGAAAAGTAGAACTTGTGGAGATACAATAACAAATCCTGATCCAAGTTTTGTTGGAACTAAAATTAATGACATATTCTTTTATAGAAACAGATTAGGAATATGTGCAGATGAAAATGTAATATTTTCTAAAGCAGGAGAATTTTTTAATTATTATTATTCTACTGTAACTACAACCCAAGATGATGACCCTGTGGATATTAGTATGTCTCACAACAAAGTTAGTATCTTGAAATATGGAATACCTTTTAATGAAGAATTATTATTATTTTCTGATCAATCACAATTTATATTAAAACCTGAAGAAACTCTTACAGCTAAAACAGTATCTATAAACCAAGCAACTGAATATGAAGTTGATCCAAACGCAAAACCCATAGGGTTAGGTCAAAATATTTATTTCTCATTTCAAAGAGGTTCTTTTGCAGGTGTTAGAGAATATTTTATATCAAGTGATACAGAAGTTAAAGAAGCAACAGATACTACAATAAATTTACCAAGATATATTTCTAGTACAATTTATTCTTTAAAAGGTTCTTCAGGAGAAAATACTTTATTTGCTTTATCTAATAACGATAGAAATAAAATATTTGTTTATAAATTTTATTTTGACGCAAATCAAAAAGCACTACAAAGAAGTTGGTCTTCTTATATTTTTGAGAGTGGAGATACAATATTAGATTTAGATATAATTCAAAACTTTGCATACATTACTATTAAAAGATCAGATGGTACTTATCTTGAAAAAATGAATTTAAAAGCTAATGAAGTTGATACTAATTTAGATTTTCCAGTTTTATTAGATAGAAAAACTTCTTTAACTGGTGTTTATAATAGTGGTACAAATTTAACTACTTGGACTACACCTTACCCTGAAACTGCAACAAGAAGTGTTGTGTTAAGTGGTTCGTGGAGTACAAATTTTAAAGGTAGAAATTTACAAGTAACACAAGCGAGTAATACTACTTTAACTGCACAAGGAGATTATTCTGCTAATCCTGCTTTTGTAGGTAGAAATTATAATTTTAAATACGAATTTTCAAAATTCTTTGTAAGAGAATTAAAAACAGCGACTTCAAAATCTACTGTAAATACTGGACGACTACAAATTAAAAAAGTTAATTTAGTTTATGGTGATAGTGGATTTTTTGAAATAGATGTTACTCCGTTGGCGAGGTCAACAGGTACATATAAATTTACTGGTCAAATATTAGGTTCATCAGGATTTGTTCTTGGTGTTCCAAATATGGAAAGTGGTACATTTAAGTTACCTGTTCAATGTAAAAATGAAGATGTAACTATTACTTTACGAAGCGATAGTTTTCTTCCTTGTAATTTCCTTTCAGCAGAATGGACTGGAATTTACTCAATACTATCCCAAAGGTTAACTTAATGATTGAAGAAAGAGACGCTAGTTTGCAAGACATAAAAGTTTTGGCAAATAATTTAAGAAAAGAAGATGAACGAGAAGTAAGAACAATGACTGATGAAGAACCTATAAAAGGTATGATTAGAGGTTTTCTTGTTAGTGATATGTGTAAAGTTGTTTATCTTAATAAAAAATTAGTATTAATTTATGGAGTTTCAAAAACTTCAGAAGCAGAAGTTGGTTGTCCTTATATGTTGGCAACTGATGAATTACCAAAGATAGGTTTAAGATTTGTAAGAAATTCTAAACATAGAATTGATGAAATGCACGAATTTTATCCTATTCTTTTTAATTATATAGATAGTCGAAACTCATTACATTTAAAATGGTTAAAGTGGTGTGGTTTTGAAATTATTGGAGAAAAGTTTTTTAACAATGTGAAGTTTCACAGATTTATAAAGAGGAAATTAATTTATGTGTAATCCCTATGTATATGCAGCTATCCGAATTGGACAAGCATACACACAATATCAAGATGACAAAGCGGAAGCTAACTATATAAATGCTAAAACGGACGCAACAGCTAAAAGAGTTAGAGACGAAGCTATTTATAAAGATGTATCTTTACAAAGAAAGAAAGACATAGAGTACGATAAAACTGCTGCTAAAAAGTTTGAAATTGCATTACAAGCAAAAGAGAAAAAAGGAAAAGTTAAAGTACAATTATTTGAAAGTAATCTTGGTGGTAATTTATTTACTTATCTTACTGGGGATATTGATAGACAAGAAGGTAGAGCTTTTGAAGTACAAGATATTAATTACGAAAATGTAACAAGAACTATTGAAGAAGAAAGATTAGCTTGGAATAGACAATTTACTAATCAGATATTTGCATTACCTAGAGTAGCAAAACCAAACTTTACTAATTACGCTTTAAGTGCAGGTGCAGATATTACACAAGTATTTATGATGTCTTCAGCACCTTCTAGTCCAAACAACGGAGGAAACTCTCTGAATTTTAATCCTGATGGAAGTACATAATGGCGATAGATACAAAATTAAACATAGATACAGAAATCAAAAGTAGAGGTAATACAATTACACCCAACATTAGACAAGATGGCGGACAAGTAGATAGATTTATGTCTCTAGCGGACGCATTAGCAGATTTTAACCCAGTATTTAAAGAATTTGTAGTTGAACAAGAAACTAAAAAAGGAAAAGAAAAAGCTCTTGAAGGTGCAAACGCAATCAATGGTATGACTATTGAAGAAGCAAGAGAAGCACATAAATCAGGTTTTCCTGATATTCAAAACCCTTGGGCTAGATATGGTGCATATAAACAATATGCAACTAACTCTGCAAACAAATTTTTATATGACGCACAATTAAATTACAACTCTAATAGAGGCGATAAAAATTATAATTGGGAAGAAGATTATACAAATTCATATAATTCTTACATTGAAGGAAAAGACAATGACGCTTATTTTATGTCAGCTCTTAATGAAGCTAATCAAGCGTATAGAGAATGGGTAAATACACAAGAAGTTGAAAGACAAAGTAAATTTTTAACTGAAGATGTAAAAAAGAATACTGGATTTACTTTAAATACATTACCTCAAAAAGTAATGACAAGATTAGAAGTTGATTGGTTAGAAAATTATACAGGTGTTTATGACTTTGACGATAATGGTTATGCACAAGCTAAACAAGAATTTATTGCAGAAAATTTTAAAGAATACTGGTTTGAAGAATTAGATAATATTAAAAGTAATTTAAACCCTGCTATAACTTTATCTGATTTAGATAATCAAATTTTAATATCAGCAGATAGACATTTAGAAATTTATGGTGGTGGTACAATTGCAGATATTTACGCTGAAATGATATTTCAAGCAAGACCTGATGGTACACCTGCAATTCAAGATAATCCAAAATATATAGACGCAGCTCTAGCTTGGAGAACAAAATATTTAGCAGCTAAACAAGTCGCTACATTTGAAAATGATTTTAAATATGGTTCTGTCTTAAATTATTCTGATACTGATTATAAAAAGTATTCTAATGATATGTTTAAACAAAAAGTTGCTTTTTATAAATCACAAAATTTAAGTGATGGTGCAGCAACAATGGCAGCATTTACAGAATTAATGCCTTTTCTTGGAAAAAATAAACCAATTAAATCAATACAAGATTTATTAAATAGACCTATTGGTCTTACTCCAACTGGTGTTGCAACAGAAGATAGTAAAGCAGCTTTATCAATAGCTGTTATGTTATCCCAAAATGGAATGCTTGGTGGTTACTTTACAGAAAATAATAAAAAGAATGCTTTACTTTGGAGTATAGCAGTTAGAAAAATTAATGCAGGTCAACAACCTGAAGCAGTTTTAAATGAATTAGGAAAATATACATCTAGTTATAATTTTAGACCTTTAATTACAGCAGATAAAGAAAGTCTCCAAAATACTTTTTCTAATGTTGATTATACAATGGCAAAAAATAATACAATAATAAATGATATTGCTACTTGGTATAAAAGTATATCTCCTTCAGATGAATGGGAAGCTAATGCAAACCAATTTATAGAAGATAATTATGTAGTTTATAACGGCAATTTATATTCTAAAAATAAAATGCAAATGATGGGTATTCCTGTTGAAAACATGGAATTAGCAAAAGAAGTTATTGTTGAAGTTTTAAATAAAAAATTACAAGCAAACGCAGATAATATTGAATTTAATGATTTAGATTTATTTAAAGAAGAACTTTTAAATACTGGAGAAGATGAAAATATAGTTAAAATATCTGACTCTAATGGAGACGCATTTAAAACTTTAGCTGAAGTTGTAAAAATAATTCCTGCAAATATGACGGGTGCAGAAATTAAAAAAAGATACAACATTGATTTTAAATTAAATAGTAAATCAATGGTTATCGCAGCAAACCCTAAACCTTCTGAAGAAGTTGTTAAAGATAATGTAAAAGATCAAAATAGATTAAGAGATTTTGAAGTATTAATAATGGATAATAATGAAATTGGTCTTTCATTAAAAGCAGGAGATGAAACTTATCAATTACCATCTACTTATACTACTAAAGATGGAAAAGTATTTTTCTTAACTATAACTTTAGATGAATTACATAAAGGATTAGAAGCTAAACAAAGAGTATTTGATACTAACAAAAAAATTGAATTTGGCAAAAAAGATAAAACAGAAGATAATATAGGTGTATTTGGATTTTCAGAACCTTTAGTTAATAAATTAAAACCCTTTTTTAGTTTAAGTGGTGCAGAAGCAAGTGAAGTTTCTAAAAATTTAGTATTAGATGATAGTGAAGTAGCTGAATTAGATGAAAAGTCTAAAAATTATTATGCTTCATTAGTTGCTAATAAATATGAAAAAGATAGCGGTAAGTTATGGAGTGATTTAGATAACAACCAACAAACAGTAGTTGCGTCCGTAGGATTTCAATATGGTAGTTTTGAAAGAACTCCTAAATTTTGGAGTGCAGTATTAGATGGAGATTGGGAACAAGTAGAAAATGAATTAAGAAATTTTGGAGACGCTTTTGGTACTAGAAGAAATAAAGAAGCAGATTTGCTTCTAATGAGTAAAAAAAAAGCTAAAGAAGTAAAGAAAGTATTTGAAGCCGTAAAAGCTAAAAATTTAGATTATGCTAATGAAGATGACGGAGAGTTATTTTTAGATAGAGTATATAAAACTTATCAAAATTTTAATAATCAAAGAATTGAACCTACTCTTGGAGAAGGTTTTGAGGCAGCTTCAAAAGAAAATATGTTGCCTTATGTAATTGGTAGAGCATTAACATTTCCTACTTTTGATGGAGATGGTTTTTCTTATGAAGAAAATAAAGATTACATAGATAAAAGATTTAAAGAAGAAAACATAAGACCAGAATTATACGGAGAATTTGCAGGTGTAATTTCAAAAGAACATTTTGAAGCTACAATGACTAGAATTAAAGAACACCAAGAACGTAGAGAAATCCTAGATAAATTAGGTTGGAAAGGTGTAGCCCTAGATGTTGGTGCTTTTATATTAGACCCTGTAACTTGGTTAGGGTATGGGGCAGCTACAAAATTACTTACTCCTACTCTTATGTCTACAAGACTTACAAGAATGCAAAAGTTTTATAGATCAGGTTTAGCTTATGGTACAACAGAGACAGCTTTGTTTTCTCCTGTTGCTTATGAAAATCCTACTTATGGATTAAGTGATGTAATTATTGCTGCTGCGTTAGGTGGCACTCTTGGAGGAGGCGTTTCTGCAATATTTACTAGAAATCTTAATTCTATTGCAAAAGCGGAAATGCTTAATGATATTAAAGAGAGTGGTTCAAAGTTAACTAAAAAAGGCGAAAAAGAATTTAAAAATGTCGAGAAACCACTAGATACAAAAAAATTAGAAGCAACTGAAGATATTACTGAAGATTTAAGTGAGATAAAAGATAAGACTTTAATGATGGGTAGAGTAAGAGATATGCCCTTTGGTTTTATCTTTCCATTTACTCGTTCTGGTGCTTTGGGAACAAGTAAATCGGAATTAGTTAGACTTTTTAATTATTTAGGCATGGAAGAACCCGTAGGTTACACTTTTAAAAAAGGTACTAAAAAAGCGGGTCAAGTAGCACCACAAGACGATACAGTTGAATTGATCAAAAACTCTATTACGCAAGGGGGTCATAACATTGTCTATGGAGATGTTTTAGACGCTATGAAAGATTATTTAAGAACTAAAGGTCATGGAGTAGTTGGTCAATGGGTTGCTGTGAGTGCTAAAAAAAGATTTATGATGGAAGTGGCAGAGGTTATTAGAAACCCTAAAAGTCCACTAGCAAAAGACAAAAATATTTTAAAAGCTGCAAATGCTTATGCAAATGGTTTTGAGTTTATGCAGATGAATGTTGTCAGATATAAATTAGATGGTTATGAAAGATTTTTAACTGAAGGTGGTTTAAAGAAATTAAAAGAAAATAAAGTTTTAAATCTAAATACTGATTTAATTAAATTTAGACAATATTTACCTAGAAAAGGTAATGCCGAAAGATTTGGCGTAGTACAACAAAAATTAAATGGTAAGTTTGATAATGTTGTAGCTTTAATTAAAGGTGCAATTTTAGATGAACAACCTTTATTAGCAAAAAGTGGTTCTCCTGCAAAAGTAGAAGGAACAATAAAATTACAAAGTCAAAAACCTTTAAAAGAAACTAAAAAGAAAATAGACGCTAGTCTTAAAGATTTAAAACAAAAAATAAAAGAATTAAAGAAAAAGAAACCAAAAGCAACAGCACCAAAATCTCTTGCTAAATGGAATGATAGATTAAATGCTTTAAATAAAAAAGTAGAAGATTTAAAAAATGAAGGCATTGATATAACAGAAGCTATTAAAAGAGGAGATACTAAAGAAATTACAGTTGCAGCAAATAAAGCTGATGTTTTAGCAAAAGCTATTGCAAGAGCAATGCAACAAACAACAAAATTTGGTGGATTTGATATTGCAGAATTAGTTGCAAAACGTGATCCCGATAGTATGAGATTATTTTTAGATGACGCTATGCCTGATATGGATAGTGTTACTAAAGAAGCTCTAGTTAAAGAATTTACAGATAATATAGATTTAATAACATCAGGTAGATTAGAAAGTAGAATTAGATTAAATGAAACTTTTGAAGCTACAATTGATGGAGTTAAAGTTAGATTTGATGAATTATTAGAAAATGATGTCGATTACTTATGGCAATCTTATATGAATGAGTTGTCAGGTCTTATGGGTCTTGCAGGAAGAATGGGACTTCGAAGTAGAAAAGATATAATTGATTATCAAAGAAATTTAGAAAGATCAATTGATGAAGCGTATGCTGATAAATCTGCTAGATCAAGATACGGAATATCTAATGAAAGAATTGCAAAAGAAGAAAAGAAAACAGTAGATAGTTTTTTTAAAAATATTTTAGGAAGAACAGCAGAAGATGATCCAACAGATATGTTTTCTACTTCTTTAAGAAATTTAAGAAAATTTAATTTTATGAGAGTGCTTAACCAAGTAGGTATAGCACAGTTGCCTGAATTTGGTATGGCAACAGCACAACAAGGATTTACTACTTTATTACAAGAAGTACCTCATCTTAAAACCTTAATGATAAAAGCACAAAAAGGTCAATTAGATGATACTTTCTTTCAAGAGTTAGCTGAATTAGGTAGTGCTAATGGTACAGAATATTTAGCAAGAGCTGTTACTTCAACAGATGTAGAAGATATTGGTCAAACTGCGGTTGGACGTTCAGTTGAAGACGCAGGTATTAAAGATAAATTTCATGGAATAAGAGCAGTTGGAGAAAAAGCAACAGGATATTTTTCAGGTTTATTTTTAATAGATAGTATGCAGCGAAGATTAACAATGAGATTATTTGTTAATAGAATGGCTAAAGATTTAGTTGATGTTGCTGACAAAGGAAAGAATTTAAAAAATTTAGGTAAAAGATTAAATAGATATAGAGTTTTAGGTTTTACTGATGAAGAATTATTAGAAATAGCAAAAGAATTTTCTAGCAAAACTGTAACTACGGAAGTTACATCATTAGGTAGACGAGTTAAGAAATTTAATTTTGCTAATTGGAAAAATCAAGATTTAGTTTTAAAATTTGCAAGGCGAGTAAATAGATATACTCAAAGAGCAGTACAATATAATTATCTTGGAGATACAAATAGATTTTTTACAGATAAAGCATTAGGTAAAAGTATGGCTCAATTTAGGTCGTTTATTATGACTGCTTGGTCAAAACAATTTTTACATAATATAGCAATGGCAGATTTTTCTACGTTCGCTACTTTTATGTATACGACTATGATTGCAGGATTAGCTTATGTAGGTCAAACTAATCTTAATGCAATCGGAATGAGTGATATTGAAAAAAGAAAATACTTTAAAAAGAAATTTGGAAATATTGCACAAGGAGATTATTCAAATTTAGCAATGGCTTCATTTCAAAGAGCAGGTTGGTCATCATTAATCCCTGCATATTCAGATTTATTTTTAAGTCAATTATTACCTGAACATAGATTTAATTATAGAACATCAGGACTAGAAGTTAATCTTTGGACGGGTAATCCAACTTACGATTTATTAGGTGGAGTTGCTAAAACTATGGGTTCAGTAATGAAGTCAAGTCGATCTGATTATAGTTTTTCAAGAACAGATTTAAACAGAATGATGAGATTATTTCCATTTCAAAATATGTATGGAATTAATAACATCATTAATTTTATTAGAGATGAAAGTGGATTACCACTTAAAGGAAGTAGGAGTTATTTATAATTATGGCATTTTCAGTAGATACATATACAGGAAACGGAAGCACAACGAGTTATAGTGTTACGTTCCCATACATTGAACAAGCTCACGTTATTGTAACTGTTGACGGGGTAACTAAAACTTTAAGTACAGATTATAGTTTTAGTAATTCTTCAACAATTGCTTTTACTTCTGCACCTGCTAATTCAGCAATAATAAAATTTACTCGTTCTAGTAATAGAAATGCTAGACTTGTAGATTTTCAAGATGGTTCAACTTTAACAGAAGCAAATCTTGACCAAGATGGAAACCAAGCATTTTTTGTTGCACAAGAAGCTATTGATAAAGTTGGAGACGCTATTGGATTAAATGCAAGTAATAAGTGGGACGCACAAAATAAACAAATTCAAAATGTTGCTGATCCAACATTAGCACAAGACGCTTCTACAAAAGCGTATGTAGATTCAATTTTAACAACTAATAATACTGCGGTTGCTAATGCAACGACACAAGCAAATAATGCTGCGGCAAGTGCTACGGCGGCGGCTAGTTCTCAATCATCTGCTTCCACGTCAGCTTCAACTGCAACTACACAAGCTACGGCAGCAGCAAATTCAGCGACGGCAGCAGCGAATAGTGCTTCGTCAGTTTCAGTAACAACAGGATTAGTAATTGCAATGGCAATTGCTCTTTAAATAAAAAAGGAAAATAATGGCTCAAAACTTTAGAAGATACCCAAAAAACAATGTCGGCACTTCTGTTGAAGATGTTTATACAGCAGATAGTTACGATACAATAGTTGGAATAGCTTTAACAAATGTTCATACAAGTTCTATTGATGTTGATGTTTATATCAATGATGGAACAAACGATATTTATTTAGTTAAGTCAGCACCAATTCCTGTTGGATCACAATTACAATTAATTGATGGTGGGGCAAAGGTTGTTGTTCAAAATGGAGATGTTATTAAAGTAAAATCTAGCGTTGCAAGTTCTTGTGATGTTTGGATTTCTGCGGTTGATAGCATAAGTACATAATGGCGTACATTGGTCAAAGCCCTCGTGGTGTAATAACAACTTCAGCAGAAATACAAGATGGTGCAATTGAATTAGTTGATATAGCTTTAGCAGCTAGAGAACAATTAGGTAATACAGATATTTATGGATTTGTAAAAACAAATGGTACAGGAAATCAAAAAGAAGACCTTGTACTTCATTATACAAATGGTGCTGATAATTTATCAGTATCTACAAACAATGCTGAACAAACTGATTTATATGATGAAAGTTTTTTTAGTAAAAAAGGACTTACGTTTTCAGTAGACGCAAACGGAAATCTGAACGTAACAGTTTAAAAATAATATAAGGAGAAAATAATAATATGGCGACAGTAAATCTAGGTCGGATAAAGCCAGTTTTTAGAGGTGCTTATAACAACTCAACAGCTTACGTTGTTGATGATATTGTTACACAATCAGATGAAACTTTCATTTGTATTTTAGCTTCAACTGGTAATGCAACGTCCAATGCGACCTATTGGACAAAACTAGCGGCTAAAGGAACAGATGGTACAGATTTAGGTACAACACTTACTACGCAAGGAGACATCTTATATAGAGACGGAAGTGGACTTGCTAGACTTGGTTATGGAACAGCAGGACAAGTTTTACAAACTGGTGGTTCTGGTGCTAACCCATCTTGGGGAACAGTATCTTCTGACTTTGTAAAAATTGCAGGTGGTAATACTACTTCATCAGGAACAATAGATATTACAGGTTGTTTCTCAACAGACTACAAA